AAATAGTTCGCTGATTTGGTGGACATAATAGCAATTCGTGAATGCTCCATATTATTCATAATTCATAAAAATCAATGGATTGCAGATATCCCACAAATCTTATCTGACAAAACTAGTTAGAAAATTTCACAAAGCAATCGGTAATGAAAATAAAATTACTAAAGCTATTGGTTTAGAAGAGGGAGAATTAGTTGACAAAACAGCCGAGGCATATAATGAAATTTTTGGTCGGGATATGTTTATGGAAAGAGCAAAAGAATTAGAAAAAGAAAGAACGAAAAAGAAAGATTCTAAAGCTAGTGGTGGTAAAGTTAAAAGTAAATTCTTTACTGGAGGAACAGTCAACCCATTATTTGGAGGAGAGTTCGATGACAGATAAAAACAAAAAACCAATGCTAACTGGTAGAATTGGAACCTTTAAAGGTAAGAAGTATGATGAAAAGCCAACTGATGCATATATAACAAAAGAAGATTTTAAAAAAGCTAAAGAAAAAGTTAAAAAAAGAAAAGGTAGTGGAGCATCTGGAGTTCCTATACGTTTAAAAGATATTACTGGTAGACCAGATCCAGCTAAGAAAAACTACATGGCTGGTGGTATGGTCAACCCATCATACGGAACTGACTTCGACGATAGGTAATTATGACAACTTCAGGCACAACAACATTCAATCTAGATATAGCTGACGTAATTGAAGAAGCTATGTCTATGTTAGGTGGCGAACAGACTCTAGGGTTTGAACCACTAGAGGCACGACGTACACTTAATCTTCTCCTTATCGATTGGATGAACCGTGGTATATTACTATGGAAACAAAACATTGCTACATTAGATATTACAAGCGGTACAGCTGAATATACATTACCCACTTCACTTATAGATATAACTGAATTAGTACATAGAACAGTTAGTGGTTCAACAACTACAGATTTAGCTTTAACAAGAATAACAATGGAATCTTATCAAAGAATCACAAACAAAACACAAACGGGTAGACCAACACAGTATGCTATAAACAGACTAAGAGATGCAGCAGAATTATATTTGTGGCCTACTCCAGATGCTACGACTACAGGTGGCACACCATTATTATCATACTTTAGTTTTAATAAAGTAGAAGATATAACCAAATCTAATCAAGATGCAGACATACCATTTAGATTCTTACCGTGCTTATCAACTGGTCTTGCCTATAAGATGTCTATCAAAAGACCAGGCATTACATCAGAACGAGCTAGTATGTTAAAACAGATGTATGAAGAAGAACTAACCTCAGCAATGTATGCTGATAAAGAAAGGGCTAGTCTTTTGATTAAGCCATCATTTAGGTTATAATGGCAAGAGGTAAGTATGCATACTTTATCTGTGACCGTTCAGGATTTAGATTTAAATATTCTGAAAGAGTCAGAGAGCCGACAGGATTAATTGTTGGAGCTTCGGAAACAGATGGTCGATATAATATTATAGATCATCCGCAGAACAAGACTCCAAGAATTGATGACAATGAAAACTTGAGGGATGCACGTCCAGAAGTCGTACTAGCTACAACTGGTGATGCTGGGTGGAGTCCTGATGATTCAACATTTACAAAGAGAGGTAACTAAAAATGGCCATTACACAAGCTGTATGTAATTCCTTTAAGTCAGAAGTTTTACAAGAAGGGCATCAGATTAAAACTGATACCTTAAAGATAGCTTTATTCACAAGTGTGGCTTCATTATCTGCGGGTACGGCTGCGTACTCAACGTCTAATGAAGTTGTATCAAGTGGTGGATATGCTCCTGGTGGAGGCACACTAACTGGTGTGACTATTTCACTTGGCGCAACATCTGCTGCAGGTGGAACAGCAATTATTGATTTTGCTGATATATCTTTTACAAGTACAACATTCTCAGCTAGAGGAGCATTAATATATAATTCATCTAATAGTAATAAAGCTATTGCTGTTTTAGACTTTGGGTCTGATAAAGTATCGACTAACGGTACCTTTACAATTTCATTCCCAGCTGCTGCTGCTGCCACTGCTATTATCACACTTTCATAGTCGAGGTTAATCGTCTATGTCTGTGGTTACTAGTGGATACAGTAGAAATACTTGGAACTCAGGTGCATGGAACCGTAGTGTTGTAGATCAATCGGTTACTGTAACAGGAGTTTCTCTATCTACTGCTCTTCGTTCTGTAGAAGTAACTATTCCAGGCACGGCTTTTGTAACTAACGCAGGAATAAATTTATCTCTTCGTAATGTAACTACAGCAGCTAATGCTAACTTAACACTAACAAGATTAAGTATAGGGTTTAGTTTACGATCAGCAACTGTTGAAGTTATTAAAACACATAATGTTACAGGGGTAGCATTAGTAACTACACTTCGTAGTTCAACTATTACAAGTAGTCCAAAAGTTATTCCGTCCCAAGTCATCGGATCATTTAGTCTTGGAACTCCTTTTATTAAAGCAGGTATTGATGTTGATGTTACTGGAGTAACAAGTGAATTTGACACAGGTAACGAAAGCTCACAAGCTGGAGCTAACCCAGTAATATACAATGGTGGTAAAACATTTAAAGTAACAGTTGTAAGTGTAGGTGGTAGTAATAAATACTTTATAGATGGCAGACAACAGTATGGTTTAAATTTAGTCAAAGATCGTGCACTGTTTACCTTTGATCAATCTGATAGTTCTAATAGTGGACACCCTTTACGATTTTATTTAGATGAAGGTAGAACTATACCTTTTACAACAAATGTACAGACTATAGGAACTCCGGGTAATGCTGGGGCTTACACACAAATATTTGTTGCGAATGATGGTCCAACTACATTATACTATCAGTGTAGTATACACGCAGGCATGGGTGGAAAAACAAACTTCCAACCATTAATTAGAACGAGAGTTATTTCTCCAAATATTAATGGTGATGGTAACTTGGTACTAACAGGAGTTAGTGCTAAATTTAGAACAAGAGTTAGAGGTATCTGGACACCTAAAGTTTTTGGAGGAACAAACGAAACGTGGAAGGCTAAACGAATATGAGCATAACATACAATCAATTGATAAATAGAATTAAGACGACAAGTGAAGACACAAGCACAGAGTTTGTAGGAGACATACCAGCTTTTATTGAAAGAGCCGAAGGAAGGCTTACAAGAGAAATAGATTCATATGGTGTTGTACAGTATGCAACATCAAACATGGTTATTGGTGATCCATTTTTAACTAAACCATTAAACACATTAATAATTAAAAACTTAAATATTTTAAAGTCTAATGGCACACGAATTAATTTATTACAAAAGACTGATGAATATTTAAATGATTATTGGCCACAACGCACAAGTACGGGTGTGCCTCGTTATTATGCTAACTTTGGATTTGATAGGCTGTTAGTATCACCTACACCAGTATCGGCCTATGATTGTGAAATGTCTTATATTGTCCAACCAACAGCAGCTACTTCTGTGCATCAAGAGAATTTCTTTACACAATATTGTTCTAATGCATTGTTTTATGCTAGTATGAAGGAAGCCTGTATGTTTATGAAAAATTATACAGCTGCTCAAGTTTGGGAACAAGAATACCAACGAGCATTTACTGACTTACTAAATGAAGCCAGAAGAACAAGACAGGATGATATGAGAAATAATGCCTCACCAGCTGGAGGTGATAACACATTAGTAAAGGGAAGTAATTAATTATGCCAAGTAGTTATACAACAAGACTTAGATTAGAAAAACAAGCTGATGGAGAAAATGCGAATACCTGGGGTGATCGTCTTAACCAACAAGTAATTGACATGGTGGACGAAGCCGTAGGTGGTGTCGTCGTTGTCAGTACAACAGGAGCAATAACTTCATTAACAGCTAGTAACGGAGCAGCCGACCAATCTCGTAATGCCGTATTAAGAATTGAAGGAACATTAGGATCAAACTCAACTATAGTGATCCCTAGTGTTGAAAAATTATACGTTGTTGACAACCAAACAACAGGTGGCACACATACCGTTAAATTAAAAACAGCCGCAACAACAACAAATGTTATAGCCCCTCGTGGTGGTTCAAAGTTTATTTATTGTGATGGAACAAATGTACATAATGCTGTTGACCCAGTAGGTGTAAGTGCACTATCTACAGAAGGTGGTGCCGTTGGTCCTATTACAGTAGGTGGCACGGTATCGGCTACGGCAGTCGTAGCTACTCGTATGACTGCTACAAGTATTTCAAGTTCAATCACAGATACTACCAAATTATTTGCAACAACAGCTATATCCGTTAGTGCTGTTGATTCACTAGGTAAACAATTAAGAATTACAAAGTCGGCTGTAGCTGACATTGTTTCATTAACTGATGCATCAACAATCTCGGTAAACTTCAACAGTGGTCAAAACTTTGATGTTAGATTAGGTGGTAGTAGAAACTTAGGTGCTCCAACGAATGTGCAAAAAGGGCAGACCGGGTCTTTCTTTATTCGTCAGGACGGTACTGGATCACGAACGTTATCATTTAATGCTGCTTATGATTTTGTTGGGGGCACGGCTCCTACACTAACAACGACAGCTTCTGCCGTCGACCGTATTGACTACGTTGTGTTATCGAGTTCTAGTGTGCATATGGCGGCATCACTAGATGTTAAATAATACAAGAGGTATAAATGGTATTTCAAAATAATGTTCTTATGGGTGCAAGTGGATCTGGCACAACCACATACTCTATAGACCAATCAATTAGGTTTAACTTTTCTGATAGTGCATATATGTCCAGAGCAGTTGGGTCTGGTGGTAACACTAAAACTTGGACATTTAGTTGTTGGTTTAAAATA